AGTTAAGCTACTACGAGAAATCCTAAAGCCAGAGAATATTGCTTCTGGTCGAGTATACAAGACTTCTGGTTCTTCCTATGAGAATGCAGATAACATTGATCTAGAGGCTCTATCACAGTATGAAGGAACTAGGCTAGGTCGTCAAGAACTTTATGCAGAAATCCTAGATGAAGCTGCTGGCGCTCTATGGAACCGTAAGATGATTGACGAGGCTCAGTTCAATCTACCAGAGGATTGCATTGTCTTAAGCGAGGATGGAGTATCTGTTGACTTTGATGCTTCTCGTAAACAGTTCGCTAAGAACCTAGTCAAAGTTGTAGTTTCAGTTGACCCTGCGGTTACTGCTAACGAAGAATCTGACTTGACTGGTATCATTGTAGCTGGCATTGACGTAAACGGCACTGGTTATATTCTTGAGGATGCTACTGATCGTTATATGCCTGAGCAATGGGCTAGACGTGCTATCAATCTCTACAACGAGTATGAAGCAGATATGATTGTAGCTGAAAGAAACCAAGGTGGTGAAATGGTTCGCTCTACTCTACGCACTGTAGATGATAGTGTTCCCATTAAATTAGTTCATGCCTCTCGCGGTAAGTTTGCTAGGGCTGAACCTGTATCGTCCCTATACGAACGTGGTAAGGTCAAACATCTTAAGTATCTAGAGGCCCTTGAGGAACAGATGGTAACTTGGGAGCCATTAGGCTCTATCGGCTCTCCTGATAGACTAGATGCGATGGTATGGGCTGTTACGAACCTACTGCTAAAAGGCTATGCTCAGGCTCCTGTCAAGCTATCCTACAAAACTATCAATTTTTAATAAGGAATAATGATGGATACCCCAAGCAAGACTAAAGCTAAAACCCATATTGGTTATTCAGGTTCAAACACTCGATTTGGACAAATCCGCGCTGATGAACTTATCAATGACCTAAAAGGTAAAAGGGGTATCAAGAAATACAGAGAAATGCGTGATAACGATGCCACTATCGGTGCTGTTATGTATGCCACTGAACAAATCCTTCGTGATGTTCCTCATATTGTTGAGCCTGCTGACAAGGAAAATGCTAAGGCAGTTGAAGCCGCAGAATGGCTAGAAACAGTCTTTGATGATATGGAGCATACGCTTGACGATCATATTTCAGAAGCCCTGTCCTCGCTTACATATGGTTTCGCAGTATTTGAGCCCGTATATAAAATCCGAGGTGGTCCAAAGTTCGTTGACCCAAAGCGTAAAAGTAAATTCACTGATGGTTACTACGGTATCCGTAAACTCGCTTCCCGCGCTCAATGGACTATAGACCAGTTCAAGATCGACCAAAAGACAGGAGACATTCTAGGCGTATTCCAGGAACAAGCTGTTAACGGAACTAACTTTATTCCTAAAGAGAAGCTGGTTCACTATCGGACTACAACAGTAAACAATGATCCTTCCGGTCGTTCTATCCTACGCAATGCTTACAAGTCTTATGTGTTCCTTAACACAATGCAGACTACAGAAGGTATCGCAGTAGAACGAGAACTGAACGGTATTCCAATTATCCGTATTCCTTCTGATTATCTCGCGGAGGACGCCACTGATGAACAGGTTTCTATTCGTCAAATGGCTGAACGGATTGGACGCGACCTAAAGTTTAATGAGCAAGGTTCTATTGTTCTTCCTTCTGATGTATGGGTTGTAGAGGACAAGCCAACTGCTCATAGACTTGTAGACGTAGAACTAATTGCTTCCAAGGGAACAAGGAACATTCAGATTGATCCTATCATTCGTAGGTATCAACATGACATTGCTAGATCGGTAATGGCTGAGTTCCTTATGTTGGGTTCTAGCACTACTGGTTCCTATGCTCTAAGTAAGACTAAGACTGACATTTTCCTACGCTCCGTAGAAAGCTACATCAACACAATCTACGACATTCTTAATGAGCAGGTCGTTAGACCACTATGGGAAATGAATGGTTTTGATATTGAACTAATGCCTACTCTCGTTGCTGGTGATGTTGCGCCACACGATCTAGATGCACTAGGTTCCTATCTACGTAACCTTAATGGTGCTGACATTAACCTAACCAATCAGGTTGATATTATTGATGCACTACTAGCAAACGCTGAACTTCCTAAACTAGATCGTAACCTTTACGAGCAAGGACTACAGGAAAAGAGGCAAGAAGAACAGGCTAAACTAAAACAAATGCAAGAAAGGCCACAAAAGAATGAGTAAGTTTTCGCATCTAGCTTCGCTAGTGTTTAATCAACCGCTACTTATTACTCAAGATTATGCAGAAACTGTTGCGGTGGTCCTTTCAGACCGACTAGGGCTTGATGTAGAGGGACTACAGATTAAATCTGACGCTAAAGATCAGCGACCCTCTACAACTGTCCGAGGTGGAATTAAGGTTATTCCTATTATCGGTTCTATGTCACATAGGGCCACAGGCATTGAAGCAATGTCGGGAATGACTTCTTATGCTTCCCTACAAAAGCAATTCGAGGAAGCATTTAATGATCCTAATGTTGCCAGTATCCTTATGGATATTGATAGTCCCGGTGGTTCTGTTGCTGGTGCTTTCGATTTCCGTGATTACCTTATGGACAACAAAGGTCGAAAGCCTGTTTACGCTCTAGCGCGTGACAATATGTGTAGTGCAGCTTATCTGATCGGCTCTACTGCTGATAAGCTTTATACTACTCAAACTGGTCGTGTAGGTTCTATCGGTGTTGTAGCAATGCACACAGATGCCTCTGAGAAAGTTAAGAAAGACGGTATCAAGCCTACATTTATCCAAGCTGGTAAATACAAGACTGCTGGCAACCCTTATGAGAAACTAGAGGGTGAGCATCTTGAATACCTACAAGAAAGTGTTAATCAATCCTACGAAATGTTCATTGACGCTGTAGCAGAAGCTAGAGGTATGGACAAGAAAGCTATTCGTGCAACTGAGGCACGAGTTTACGGGGGTAAAAAAGCTGTTGAAATTGGTTTGGCTGACGGTATCCGAACCTACGAAAGTGTATTGAAGGAAATGTCTGCCCCTAATTTTACAACCAAAACAGGAATTAAAATGTCTGATGAAACTCTAATCGAAGATGGTAAAGTTGACGTTGCTGAACTTGCCGCTGTGCAAGCTAACGTAACTAAACTACAAGCTGATAACGAAGCCCTCCGTAAACAAATTCTGGATGCAGGTTTCAAAATTACCGCCGAGGGTCTAGTAAAGCCCGAAGCTAAAGAGACAATGGAAATTGATGGTGAAGTCGTAGAACTTGCTGGTCTACCTGAATCAGTTGTCAAGGCACTTAAAGAGAAGGCCGACGCTGATCTGACCGCTAAAGCAACTGCCGCTTATCCTAATCTCCGTGCAGAAGTCGCCAAGAAACTCTTTGTAGCTTTTGATGGTGATGCAGAAATGGAAGCTGCTATCTCAGCCTTTAATACCAAGATGGGCACTTTCCTAGAGGAAACCGGGAATACCGATCCTGCCGTTGAAACTATGTCAGCACAGGAAAAATATGACTCTGCCGTTAAAGCTGAAATGGAAGCTACTGGCACCAACTATGTTACAGCTTATGCTAAAGTTGCCGCGACAGACGAGGGCAAGAAGCTAATCAAAGCTATTTATGAAGAAAAGGAATAATTCTAATGGCAACCCAAGGTAATCAAATTCGTCAGACTTTTGTAGCTGATGCTATTCTCCCTCAATACACTTTCGTTGTTTGCAACGGTGCAACTGCTGACGGTAATCGTCGTGTAGTTCTTCCCGCCGCTGGTGCTAAAGTTGATGCAGTAGTTATCAACCAAGTTCTACGCGCTAACACTGCTGCAACTGGCGTAGTTTTTGGGCGCACTAAAGTCCGCGCTGGCGGAACAATTGCTGCTGGTGCAGAAGTGCAAACAGATGCACAAGGTCGTGTTGTTACTGCAACCGGCACAAACATTCGAGTAGGTAAGGCACTAGAAGCTGCTGTTACCGGACAAATCATTTCTATTGATTTCTACCCTGGCGGTAACGCTGCTTAATAACTAAGGAAAAACAATTATGCTAAATCCAACCCAAACCTACACTGATCCAGTTCTTACCAACCTAGTTGTTGCCCAACTACAAAGTGATGAAAACTTCATTGCTGACAAGATTTTCCCTAATGTTCCTGTTGATAAACAGTCGGGCAAATACTACGTCTGGCCCCGTGGTCAGTTCAACCGTCTAGGGGAAGTCAAGAAACTAGCCCCCGGCGTTGAAAGCGAAGTAATCTCGCTACAAGTTAGCCAAGACAACTACTTCGCAGAAGTATACGCTCTTGGTATGTATTTCAACGAGCAGGAACTAGCTAACGTTGATACACAACTTAACGTTCGCCTTGCTGGTGCAACTGCCCTAGCTAACCAAATGCGCCTTAAGCGTGAAGTAGACTGGATTTCCAACTACTTTGCTCCCGGTGTTTGGACCACCGACTACACTGGTGTTGCTTCTGCCCCAACTGCTACACAATTCGTTCGTTGGAGCGATTATGTAAGTGCAACTCCTATCCGTGACGTTACTCGTGCTAAGACTGCACTATTCCTAGCTTCTGGCGGCACTGCTGCTTATTCGGATATTGTAGCTGTTATGACACAGGACGTTTATGACGTTCTAGTTAACCATCCTGATATTCTAAGCCGTATCAATGGTGGCGCTACTGTTGCAAATCCTGCCCGCGTAACTCGCCAAGGTCTTGCCGCAGCACTAGAAGTTGATGAAATTCTAATTCCTCGTGCCATTGGTAACACTGGTAAAGAAGGTCTACCAGATGCTCATGACTTCCTAGTTAAGAACCGCTTTGGTCTATTCTCGCGTCCAAAGGCTCCCGGTATCATGACTCCTGCTGCTGGCTACAACTTTACTTGGTCGGCTGGTGCTAACGCTGGTTTTGGTATTACTGTTAACAGCTTCACTGGTGAACACCTACGCATCAAGCACATTGTTGAGAAACTAGAAGTTATCAACTCTTGGGATATGAAAGTCGTATCGCCCGATATGGCCGTTGTATTCGATCAAGTTATTGGTGCCTAATTTACTATCGGGGGTATCCTAACGGGTATCCCCATTCTACAACCCGATAGGAAGTAAAATGAGAACTCAACTACAACTAGATCGTCCCATCTTTGTCCGTATTCCTTTCGAGGCTAGGAACAAGACTTGGGCTGTCGGTCAACACCTACCTTGGCGTGAAATGAATATGCCACAAGATACAATTCAAATCCTATTCAATCAGGGTTTCCTTATTCACGATGAAGAAAGCGAAACACTAATGCAGGTTGGCGATGGTCTAGAGGCTATCGACGTAGAAGGACTACACCAGATTGTAGACGACTATAACAAACGCATTAAGGCTGTTGTCCCTAACGATACTGCTTTCATTCGTCGTAAATGCCCTACATCAAAGATTGCAACTAAACAGCGCGGTCTTATCCGTTCGTGGCGCAGGAACAACCTAGATTGGCTAGAGAAAGCAGAAGCCAACAAATAGACGGGATAATATATGTGGACGTATGACGCAAGTGACCTAAACAAGAATACCGAAGAAGGCCGTAAGAACATTGTCAGGCTTCTTATTGGTGATACCGATACTACAGATCAGCAACTGCAAGACGAAGAAATTATCTTTGCTCTAAGTTCAAATAAAGATCATGTTTACGCTGCGGGTGTCTTTGCTGTCAACGCTATCCTGAGCAAGTATT